TGACCTGTTGGAACATCTGTTGATTGACTTGATGTCCAAGTACCAAAAGTGTCCATTTGAAATCCAAACCTATCAACAGGAAAATGATTAGCTGTCTGTCCAGTTTGAGATGTACCTCTTTGTGCTACTGCCATATTACCATTAATAATAAGTGGTTTTACATTTGGTCTTAAAGGTGTGCCAAAACCTGTCGCTGTACCATTGTTGGTAATAGTTGCACCAGAAGCAATCTCAATATCTGACCCTGAAAGTGCAGTAAATTTATTTGCTGTAAATCTAAAATCATCTGCTCCCCCAATCTCAATATCAATCTGGTCATCAGTTGGTGCAGATATTGTGGTATCTCCATCAGTATCTAAAATCAACCCATCAGCTAAACCATTCATATCAATAGCATTACCATTGGCATCAAGTGTGCCACCCAGTTGTGGTGTGGTATCTTCTACAACATTGTCAATCGCATTAGGGTTTGCTGTAGCACTGGTTGCAATCGTATCTAGTTTTGTACCATCAGTTGATACATCTCTACCATCTACATTACCAGTTAAAGTAATACTACCTGTAAAGTTTAGATTACCAGTACCAGTAATATCATTAGAATTTAAGTCTAAGTTACCACCCAGTTGTGGTGTGGTGTCTTCTACGACATTACCAATACCAGCAGTAATAGATGCCCAAGCACTACCATTATAAAATTTAAGAGCATTACTTGTGGTATTGTAAAATAAATCTCCTTCATCTAATGAATCTGTAGGATCACTTGAACCTACACGATAACGAGCAGCAAAATCATTTACTGAACCCATGTTGTTAGCTACTTCGTTTACATTAGCGATACTTCCAGCAACTGTATTTATATTAGTAACTGCTCCTGCTACTGTTGTTACATTAGAACTAATACCAGCAACAGCCGAAACATCAGAAGATATTCCAGCAACTGTTGTTACATTTGCCTGGATTCCTGCTACCGTTGTAACATTAGCTTCAATACCAGCGACTGTAGTAACATTACCAGATATACCTGCAACTGTAGTTATATTTGCTGCAATTCCTGCAACTGTATTTATATTGCTAGAGTTACTAGCAACACTAGTTACATTAGAAGATATACCTGCAACTGTAGAAATATCAGTAGCTATTCCAGCAACTGTAGTTACATCTACTGCTGCAATCGTAGTTTCTAAATTACCGTCAGAATCAAATGTTGCAACCTTACTTGCTCTTGTTGCCTTAGCTGGTAAAGTAACTGTAGCAGCTATAGTGTCAGTATCTAATAACTTAACGCTTCTTTGACTTTGTTGGTCGAGATCAGCAATCATAGCTAAAATTTGATCTAACTGTGAGTTTAAATCAGTTACATTAAAAGTAGCATTAGGGACAAAATCTGTTGATCTTTCGATAACTAAATCACGAATGATAACAATAATATCACCTGCTGTTGCTCCTGCTCCTAATGTAATTGATCCACCTGAACCAAATTCATTTGCTGAATCTGTTGCATCTGCTGTACCAGTAATACTGTATTGAGATATTGAAGATGGAGAAGCATTATAAGTTAATAATGTTCCGTTGCGATATACTTTAACATCAGCAATAGCAAAAAACTCAAAGCCTATATTAAAACTTGTTTGCCCAGAGGTAGCTGTATAGCTATTTCTTGGGGTTTGTTTAGCACTTGCAATACTCATAATTTCTCCATTATGCAAATGCCCTTGTTTATTTTACATTACCTTACCAAATCTTCACCATACTTCCAAATACTTTTGAAAGTGTCGTCCCACCATAACATACTGCCATAAGGGACTGCTCTTCTTAATACATTACTTTTTTCATCAAAATTATTATCACTCATAAATGCATCAAATATATCTATAACCATGCCTGGCCCAGCTCCAGTTACCTCTCCAATCGCATCAGCTGTTTCAGGATCACCCCATCTAGGTTTCATATCAAACATTGGTCTAACACCTAATGGAGTATCAAACATACCTTCGCTTACTTGTTCCATAATAAAATTCATATCTAATGGTAATCCTCCAATACCTGACATTTCTATAGCACGATATATTTTTTCTTTGTCATCTTTGTATTTCCAATAATTAGGATTTTTTAGATAATCACCCATCATAGCTAAGGCAACCATTGATAATGCTCCAGCTACATAATTTGCTTCTCTACCTTGTATTCCTGATAAAAACAACTTTTGATTAGCTGCAAAAGCCCAGGCAAAATATTGAAATGGTAAAGCTAAGAATCCATTATTAATTTTTCCACCAACAGCTGTTTTTTCAAAACCTATCCAACGGCCAAACGGATTATTAAATACATCAGCAACATCATCACTTTGTATACGAATAACACCAAACATCATATTAGGTTTATCTGCTTGTGTTGGTGTAATAATAGTTCTTTGTTGATCTTGGAATTTAGCAATATTTAATTTATTTAAATAATGTTGCCCTCTAGTAGAAGTTTTCCAATTATCAGATGGAGCATACAATTTATTGTTTTCAAACTTTAAAATTCCTAATTTTGTCATAGCCCTTGCATCAAATTTATCTATGCCAAAACTTAACAATCTTTTTTGTCCAAACTCATCTAATGTGCCATTAGCCCATTTTTCACTATCTTGTAATAATCTATTTAGACTTTGTATATTTACTATTTTTTTCATACCATATGTCCAAGCTGTCAATCCATTGATATGGTATAAATAACCCTGTAAATTTCTCATTGGTTTTTGCACAAAACGATTAAATCCTCTACCTAAAGTAGTTGATCCACTACCATAGTTAATTAAATCATCAGCCATGACTCTAGCTCCAACATCAGATAAAGCTATATCTACAACTGTGCTTAATTCAGGAAACTTAGCTATTTGTTTATCAAAAGCTGGAGTTGTAGTAGAAAAAGGCATTTTACGACTTATTGACTTAAATGTATTTTCAACACCATGCGACATAATAATTTTACCTGCATCAGGTAATGATGAAGCTGTAACTTTTCCCATTTGTGCTGTAGCTGCCCAATCTCTTAAAAAAATTGGTAATCGATTAGTAAAAAAAGCATTAGGGTTTACAGTATTAAATGTACCATAAATTTTATCTCTGCCGTCCATAAAATGATTATGTAGCTCACCCATATACTCTATGTCTTTTTTAGATTTTGCTTCTTTTAAAATAAAATCTTTTCTAAATTGAAAACTAAATAACTTCATATGATGATCGCCAAACTTATCATGCATAGCAATTCTATTGTTAACTTGTCTTGCATAAGTTCTTAATACTTCTCTTGCATCTAATACTAAATAATCCTGTATATCTTTAGTTGGTATATTTAATTTTCTTGTCATAAACATACTTTTACTAGGGGAAAATGTACCATTAGAATTAAAAAATGAACCTGTTAAACCATCGACATCTGATAAATTTGATTCATGTAAAATATTATCTATAGTTTGTTGTACTCTAATATTAATATTTAAATTATTATTTGGGTCAAATAGTTCTCTTTCTACCTTATCTGCTGGATCTACATATCTATATACTCTTGGGTGAGCTTTAAAATGGTCAAATAATATTTTTCTTAAACCTGCTTTTGGCTCAACAAAAAAATTATCTGTTATCATTTTTTTATCAAATTTTGGTGAAGTAAATTTAACTTTATTTTCTCTTACCGTTACTGTGTTATTAGCTCCAGTTTTTATAGTTACTTTACCTTCACTAATATTATCTATACGACCAAATATTTTTTGCTTATCGTCATTTATAAAAGAAACAACATCATTTTTTGCATGACCATTAAGCACCATGTCTTTTTGATCTTGAGTTAATTTTGTAGGATTTATCCATAATGGATCATTAATATCTAAATCTGTTCTTATTCTTTCTTGATCATAACGATGTGGAAAATAATCTTTTTTCAAAGGATTAAAAGGTTCTTCTATTCCCATTTTTAATGACTCTAAAACATCATCTAATGAACCTGCAATTTCTTCTGCTTCTGTAATTAATTTTTGTAACTCTTCTCTTTTTAAATTATCTAACTTTGATTTTCCTAAAGTTGGTAAAATATTTCTCATAGATTCTGCTTCTAAAAGAATTTTTCCTTTTAATATTTCTGCATTTTTTTGTGATTGAAACATACCTCTTTCATCTAACTCTACTCCTTTACGAGTAAAATAATCTCTTAAACCTTTTGCTGTATCTTGCAAAGTTTGTGGCATACCACTACCATATCCCTCTGGATCAATTAATGTTTTACTTATAGCAACATTAAAATCAGGAAAATTCATTACTTCTGGATTTTCAAAACCAAAACCTAATTTATTTTTAAAACGATTTGCTGTATCACTAATTTTAATACCAAGTGCTGATGTATTGTAATCTAATACTTTTTTGCTTTCTGCTCCTTGCTTTCTATATTTAACAAAACCTTCTTCTATAATATTTTTAATTTCTACTTTATCCATGCCTTCCATTAGCATACCTTTGTGTAAAACACTATGCTCTGTAGGTATACCTAAATCACTTCCTCGTCTAGCTAATCCACCATCGCCAAATAAACGAGCAGCGTTAATAGAAACTTGTGATGCTAAATCTTTATTTTTTATCTTATTAGCTACTAAAGAACCAGTATCATTCATATGTCTCATTAAGCCATCAATAAATTTTTTATTATTTTGTGCATAACCAACGTCATCAGGTATTCTTCTTATTTGGTCAATTAATTCTGCATTTAACATGTTTTCTCTTTCTAACAAGTTTTTGCCAGGCATTTCTCCACCCAATCTTTTAATATGTTCTTTACGAGTTAAAAAATTAATATAACTTTCAAAGTCTTTAAAGCGAGGTAAATTATCTACTCCAGGATTTTTATGTACAACATATTCTCCTGTTTGATATATTTGTTTTAACTTTGTGCGATTCATAATAATATTGTTATCTACAATTTCTAAAAATTTATCATTACCTATTTCATCAATCTTTTTAAAATTAGGATCTTCAACAAGTTTATAATTACCATCACCTTTTTCTGTTTTAACTTTATAAGTAATAGGAGAATCAGGATCAAATTCTGCTGATTTAAAAATGCTTTGTTCATTATCAAATGCATCGTCCATTGTTTTATTTTGTAAATTATTTACTGAACCATGTTTTTTAATAATGGCTGGATCTATATTACGTCCAAAAAAACCTGTAAGAGTACCACCTAATAAAGCTGATATACCTATATAACTTGCTGTTTCATCTAAAGTTGCTGTTGGATCAGTTGACAATCTTATAGGTTCTGTTGCTGCAATAATACTACCTGTAGTAACACCACCATAAAAAAACTTTTGTGCAAAACCAACACCTCTTACAAAAGTTAATGGAGTGTAAGTAATTGGATCAAAAAAAGCTGCACCAATTTCTGGTAACAATCCTCCTTCATTTCTTTTTTCTCGCAAATAATTGTTATAATCAATAGTATTTTTAAGAAATTGATGATGTTGTTTGTTTTTTACTTCTAAAAATTTTTCTTTATATTTTTCGTATCCTGCAATATTTTCATCAGAAAATGCATCATAGCTTGGATCTTCTGGTAAAACTTGCCAATCTTCTGAAAAGGGTTGATCTCTTAATAACCCTCCAATCCATGTTAGCTCCCATGCTGCATTTGCTTCATCTAAAAAACTCGTATCATATGGTTTTGGTTTATAAACTGTACCAGGATTTGTTACACCAAAATTAATTAATTTATCTTTAGTTGTCATTAATTTCTCTTAATTCTTGCATTGTAAATCTTATACCTATTGATAAAGGCTGTGGATAATTTTCATCAACAAATACTAAATCATATATTTGATCTGCGTCTGGTCTAGGTGTATATAGTCTTAATGGCATTAATCTTATATATGAACCAAAATTTTCAGGTTTTAATTTTTTTGCAAATTTAACTAATCTTCCTCCCTGGACATCACTAAGATTAAGCACTCCCATTTCTTTCATTTTATTTTTTATACCTTGCACAAATTTTTCTTTATTTTCTGTCATATCACCTAAATAATTTTCAGGAGCATACATCATTATGTATCTAGCATTTTCGTCAAAATCTTGCGTATTGTATAAAGTTTGACTTACACCAAATTGACTAGGTGTAATATTCCCATCTTGAATAAATTTGTCATATGCTTGCTCAACAACAACATCTAAACTTTTTATATTTTGACCATATTCAAACTGTGTAAGCACTTCTTCCATAATAGTAGAAAATACTTTACCTTGCATTAAAGGATCATTTTGAAACATGCCATTAAAATTATCATCAAGTTTATTTATAATTTCATCATGTATAGCATTTTTTAATGTACTCATTTTTTTTGATCCATATTCTGCATCAGGAATAATATGATTATATTTTTGCACAATCTCATCATTAGATAATCTTTGAAAATCTCTACCATATTTTTCCATAAAAGATATACTGGCTCTTTCACTAGATAAACCACTTTGCATATAATCTCGTAAAGTATATAATTTTTGTTCTTGCTCTTGTGTTATTGTGCCTAAATAATTTATACCATTATAATTTTGAGTTTTTCCACTACTTGGATTAATATATTTATTACGAAATAATAATTGATTAACAGGATTATTTATTAACTGCTGGATAGATTCTTTATCTGGTTGATCTAAAATAGATAAAATAGGTGTTATAATATTATTTGGTAATACTCCTGTTGCTTGACTCATAAAAGTATAAAATTGAAATTGTGTTTTTGGATCTGTAAGCACTCCATCAGGTGTTGCTTCAGGATACTCAATTAAAAAAGCACTTATTAAATCTTGAAATTCAGAAGAATTAACATCTTCTAATTTTGTCCTTAATTGTTTTTTTTCAGCTTTTGTAAAATATGGCCTTTCTTGTCTAAGAGATAAATCTAATTTATTTGAAAAATTTTTTTCATTTGCTATATTACTTGCTCTTGTCTGCAATGCTGATCTTAAAGAAGTTGCTTGAGTTCCTACTTCATTTCTAAATTCCTCACTATATTTTGATGCTGGCAATAATTCATTAAATGTTTTTGTTTCATTTTGTCCAGTATTAAAATTATATAATGTTGCAGAAGGCTTACCTCCTCTTGCTAATAATTCTAATTCACTAGCATTTCTAAAAGATTGCTCTATATTTAATTCATTTGAATCATCAGTATTAAAATATACATGATTATCTTTATTAAACTGTATAATTTCTTTTACAAAATTTTCATTAGTATCTAACCAAGCTAAAGCCTTAGGATCTTTTTTTGCAGCTAATTTTTCAATATTTTTTACTTGTGTTTCTATTCTTTCTTTAAAAACATCTGGTTGCTGTATGACGCTAAACCTTATCATTTCTCCCATTTGTTTTATTTCTGCGTTAGCTTTTGCTGTATTATAGCTACTTCTCCTATTTATATATTTTGTCCCTATTTGACTTTCGCTACTTTTTAATTGTTTAAGTACATCAAGATCATATGCTTCTCTTAATTCTTTAGGTAAACTTTCTGCTATTATTCCAAGTGGTTCACTCGTTACATTTCTATAATTTCTAATAACATTCGATAATGTATCTCTTGGATCAACATTATTTTTTACTTTTAATTCTTCTGTTTGGATAATGTCAAATGCATCACTTAAAGTTTTTTTATAATATCTATCAGCAATCTCTTCATTAAAAGTAAGACTAGCAAAAGATGTTGTTAATAAACTTTCTGGGGTTTGATAGCCAACAGGTAACTTAACTGATTGCATAACTCCATCTGCATCTTCATATTCAAATACTTCATAATTTATACCAGTTGTTTTAGCTAACTCCCTACCTCTTGCTTCTTCTATTTCTTTTGTAGAACCAAGAGAATCATTAATAAAATCTGTTAAAGTTCTACTAACTATTTCATTATTTCTTTGCACTTGAGCCATTTGTGTATCAAATGCTGTTGATCTTCTAACACCTATCTGTGAAGCAAAATTAAATCTTTTTTTATCTTTTACTAATGCCATAATTATTTATTTAATTTGTAAGGATTATATCCTTGAGTTGTGTATAAATCTCCTAAATCAACTGGTCCAGCATTACCACCTCCAGCTCGAACACCTCTAAAACCTAGTGCATCATTTTTAGGTGTAGTTTTCATATTACTTGTAATATTTCCTACACCAGTAGCTGTTTGAAATATAGATGTAAACATTTTAAGTTTTGCAGAAGATTTGGCTGCTTTATATGTCATTGCACTATCTGTTCTTCTATTAGCAATATCTACATTAGCTGCTCCAAATTGTGATCTAATTACATTTAAGTCATCTTTAAAAATATCTACATTTTTTCTTGCTAATGCTTTATAAGATCCACCTTCACCAGTTAAACCCATTGCACCCAGTAATGCTCTATTTGTCGCAACAGTTTGAAAATATTCTTCTTTTCTATCATTTTCTTTTTGCATTTGCTCAATCTTCAACTGCTGTTGTTCGTAATCTAACTGTCTTTGTTCAGCATTAAATCTGGCTTTAGCAATTTTTTGTTCTTGCCTGGCTGCCATTACATTCATAGCTCCTGTCCCAACCGTTAAAGCAACATTAGATATCATTGCGTAAGTTGCAGCTGATGCTGTACTTGCACCTAAAGTTGTAAATATAACTGGACTACACATTAAAAATATACCTCTGTTGTAATTGCTAAAATTCTAAAAGGCAATGGTACTGTTTGTTTTATAGTTAAAAATGGTTCTGTACTATAGCCTAATGTATGAACTTCTTTTTTACCTGTAAATTTTTGCATACCTGAACTTGAGTCTTGTATCCTATCTTGTAATAGTACATCTAGGCTATTTACTTGTAAATTAAAAGAATTATGGATTTCTACAATGCTTTTACCAATTTTACGAGGATATCCAGTAAGCTGTCCATTTTGTATGTTTGCATCTTGAGGTAATGTTTCTACATCTACCGTATAATCTAAACCTATATCACAGGCTGCTGCAGCATTTGGAAAATTAACCACACCATTTGTATCTACTGTACCACTACCATAATAAAAATAATCATCAGTTTCTGTCGAACCAGACGTTGCATGCACAGTCAAACCTCTCATATCAGGTGCTGAATTTAAACCATTAAACACTTTGCTTTTAGTAAATATTAAAGTTACACCATCTGATTGTGAAACAGCTGCATCAATAGTAATGACATACTCCCCTGAAACACCTGTTGCTGTTGCACTTGTAATATTATAAACCGTACCTGATCCACCAAATTGAAATGCTTCACCTTGACTTGGAGCATTTGTAAAACCATCTGCAATAAATGTAGCTTTTGATGATATTGCTCCATTAGTTAATGGTGAGCCATGAGGCTGATAAGAGCCTGATAAAGTTTTTGATACTGTATAATCAGTAGGTAAATCAAATGGATCAAGTGCTATTTGCTCTAATGAATATACATCAGCACTATTAACAGTTCGTTTAGTTGCTACATAAATATAATCATTTGTTGATGCTGCTGATATATACTCTCCATTAGTCTCATACAAAAACCAGCCTAATATCTTTTGGTCTCTTTGCCCAGAATAAAATGCTAGTGTTCCATCATCACCATTTACTAATACATAAAACTGTTCTGTTCTTCTTGATTGTGAACGCAAAACACAAGAATCAGTTGGATTACGAATTAAACTAGATGCTTCAATACTAATATTATTAGATTCTAATATTTCAGTAGATTGATTATAAACATACTCTCTAACATTTTTGCCATTATTTTGTACATAAATAGTTGCTCCATCAAAAACTCTAGGCATCGCTTTTTGTTGTGATCCCATAGTAGATTCTCTTACAATGCTTATGTCAGAAGGTGTAATCGGTTTACTAATTTGTTGTCTTAAATAAAACTCTGATTGATTAGTAAATATCTGAAGTTGTTTTTCAGAAACTAAATGTCTAATTTGATTAATCTCATTACTTGCTATTTGTATTTGTACACTTTCATTATCTTGTGCTGTACCTTCATCAAAGTTAAAAAATTGACTAACTTTACTACCGACTAATAAATCTGGTGCTTCATCACTACCAGCTAGAAATAATCTTTGCTCATGAAATATACAAGCAGCTGGATAGCCTTTAGCATCACTATATAATTGTTCGTCCCAACTAAGTGTTGGTGGGTGAGCAATAAGTTGCACTCTTACTCCTCCTCCAGTATTGGAATCAGTAGCTAGAGCATGAGTAGGGCCATAAGTAAATATAAAATTATCTTCATCTAAAACTGTTATAGTATGTGTGTCATTTAATGCCGTATCAGTTACACCACTACTTGTATTTGCACCTGCTATAGTAATTGAATCATTAGTTGCAAATCCATGAGATACCATAGTTACTTTTACTTCTCGACTACCCTCTGTAAATTCAAACGGATCATCAATAAGTTCTATAGCCACATTTTCTTTTAAAGTAGCAGTTACTACTGTAGAAGAAGTATAGCCTGTTATCAGTAATTCAAACCCATGATAGCGTATGACTGCTCCAACATAATCAGATGTAAAATATGCAGCAGATGTTGTGCATGTTACTCCTGTTCCTGCTGTTGTAGTATCAATATCAAGTGTCATAGTATTTGGAGCAAATTTAAAATATGGCTGAAATATTCTTTTACTATCACTTCTTTCATCATAACTAAAATCAGCAAGACTAAATGTAGTTGCACCTGTACGAGTAAGTTTGTAATACTCCATATCTTTATGCGTGATAATTACAACATCACCTTGTTGAGTCATGTTTAATTCAAATAATTGCGAAGTTGTCCAACGACAAGATGATATAGTTTGCAATAATGAACCAGCTACACTATAAATTTTTAATTTAGTATTTTGAAAAGCAAGTATATATTTTTGATCTGCACTAAAGATAAATGATTCTAAACGAGTAGTTTCTCCAAGATCAGCAAGATACAAACTACCAGGCCTTCTTTCAAAGCCACCTTGGTTAAGGCAAGTAATATTTCTAGCTTTCTTTAATGCTTGCCCATATGCTACTAAATCTACTCTGCCTAGTAACTTAGGATCTATTTCACCTCTATGAAAAGTTGATTGATGTACTCTTTGAATAGCCATCTACTAACTCTCTACTACTGCATTTATATTACCAATAGCACCTCTATTTCTTCTATCTCTAAATCTATTAACGTCAACTCTTCTAGTTGTTTGAGCTTGACTATCTACATTTCTAGCTATTGCTAAAGATGTAATTGCTCTACGATTATATAATTCAGAAAGATTATCGTTACGAGCTATTGCTCCTGCAAATAAAGAAGCTAATTCAAAAACTAAACTTTGTATAAAGTATTCTGGTAATTCTGATTCGGTAACAGAAGATGTATAATCTGCAATAACTGTATCTGTAGCATCAGCATCGCTATATATGTAAGTATTATATCTATCATACTGAATAATATTATCACTTACTGATATAGTATGAATGACTAAAGCATCTGCTGGTAATGTGTGTTTACTATTCCATCTGCCTAAAGGTGCAGTTGAATCATAACTTAGTTGCACTTGTTTTGTAGCAAAACGCCATCGACATCTAGTTAATAAAGTATTTAAAGTTGTTTCATAAAGCTGACTTGCTACTTTAGATTCTGTAGTATTTTCTGAAAAACTGGTGATAGTATTTGCTCCTACTAACACTAATGCTTGGTTGCATATATCAAATTTACTAGCCATTACTATCTCCTATAAAGCGACAGAAGGGGAGAACAAGGGCTAACTCCCCTTCCATCTATTTGTGTGGTTATGTACCGTTAGTTGTTGTAACTGTAGCTGCAGCTGTAGCAGAAGATACTATTAGTACATCTACTGTAGCTGTTCCACCTGTAGAACCAACAACAATAATTACATCAAATTGTTTTAGCTCATTAGTTACATCATTAAAATAACCTGATCCAGCAACTGTAGCTACTGCATCAGTTGATTGATACATAAAGAGGTTTGAATCTCCTGCACCACCTATTTTTTTCAACGCTGTTGACGATAATGCCATTTAAACCTCCTATTCTGTGATTTGACACTCAATAGCACCATTATTATCAATCATGACTGCACCCATACTCATGTAAGATGTAATCAATGAAGAGACTTTTTCTGGTACATAGTTAATCTCAGTACGAACATCAGAACCAGTTGCAAGACCGACTGCTGATTTATGAAACGCATGACAGTCTCTAGTTGTTCCTGAAACAGATAGACCTGAATGTGTAAACCACATAAAGCCTAACCATCTTTTAGCTGTTAAGCCACCTGCATATGGAAGATCACCTTCGCCTACATACTCTGCTCTTGAGAACTGATCTAGTTGTAATAAGTCAGCCCAGCCTGCAGGGGATACGACAAAGTATCTTTGTCCATCATCAGGTACATCGCCTTCACCAAAGGCTTCGTACACAGTTAATGCTTTTGCTAAAGTTAAGCCAGCAGAACCATGAGCAACATTATTTGAGTTAGAACCTGCGTCTAACACGTCAATAATAAGTTGGTCAGTTTTACGGCCTAAAGCAGCAGCAGCACTTTGTGAAAGAACTTGTCTTTCATCAATATTTGTTTTTAACTCATCTAAACGATCAACATAATCACTAGCATAGAAATCGCTAAGTGTTACATCAACTGTTGTATGAGAAATATCCATAGTAGGAACATCAGCATGTCTCGACTTGGTAACGGCAGAACCAGTACCAGCTTTTTGGAAACGAGCTTGATTTCCTCTAACATTTTTGCTTTGTCTAACAGTATTCATTAGCTTAGATCCCATTCTTTGATACGCCATGTGGACTTCTGCTTCAAACTGTTTAATAAAAGCTGTAGAAATAGATGTACTCATCTCTTACTCCTATTAATAATTTAACTTACAATTAACAAAAGTTATCCATCAAGATTGAGTTCGGTTGTCCAAATAGGGCCGACTTCCCCAAGAATGGGCTTTAGAGTTACCTTTTCTTCTGGTAACTGTTTATAAAAGTAATACATTTTTACCCCATTGACAAGTGTTGGTTTTTGTGCAAACGAAAAATTTTGCCATTTTAACCAACGAATAGACTGAATATGCTCTTCTAAAATAAAATTATAGACATATCGATAATGTGATTCTAAATAATGTAGCCACCTATGATTGCCTTGTAGAAAATATCTTTTATGTTTATCAAGCAAATATGATGATAAAAACCATATACTAGCAACATGTGGATTAGTTTTACTGATTGGTACAGCTCCCCACATTGCAACAATTTCATTAGACTTTGCTTCAAAAATTGTAAATGTGTTTACATTTTTTCTTGATGTACGAAAAGGATATAATAACGCTTGTAATGGATCTTGCCCAATAGTTGCTAACTCAAACTTATCTATGGGTTTTAATTTTGGAGCAAGTCGAAAAGCATCTTCTGGTATTGATTTTTCAACAAATAGTTTACCCACGATATAAGCGATTAAAGGCATCATCTACCTTTTTTACATATGCAGGATCTCTAAATCTTGAATCATAATATCGTTTATCTCGCATCATTGACCTTACATCTTCTAAAGTTAACTGTCTATCAGGTTGAGCCACTTGTTGAGAACGATTAAAGTTTTGTTGGTTTTGTGTCATAATTTTTTCTAATATCTCTATACCCTCTGCTGACGCACCTAAAGAAGTAGATATTACTTCAAATTCATCTGGAGAAAAATTTGCATTAACCCAGCCATTTACCGTATCAATACGATCTTTAGCATTCTCTCCAAGTTTATTCATTTCATCTTCTACATTAACTTGTTGCCCTTGCATAGCATCAATATATTGATTGATACCATCTTCATATTCTTCTTGAGTATATCCATTTTCTAAAGCATGAGTTGTCCACCATTCTGTCAATGGATTAGCCAAAACCATTTCTTCATTAATGCCTTCTGGTAAAGCTGGCAATACATACTCTTCTGGTTTACCACTTTCAAAATCTTCTTGCAGTTCATTCATAAATTTTTCTTTATACTCTTCTTCTTTACCACCTACAAACTTTTCCATTTCTGCATATGACTTCAATACATCATCAACCATAACTTCTCCAGTTTCACCATTCCAAAACTTTTCTGGAACATGTTCAGGTCTGCTATGTGTAACGTCTTGATTCTGTTCTGGTTCAGCTGCTACTTCATTTTCTACAGCTTCATTGACTTGCTCTTCACTCATCTTTGCCCTCCTTTATAGTGGTTTGAGATAATCCTTTGTTTACTCTACGCTGCATTAATCCAACAATATATCTTTGCCCTTCAAGATGTCTTAATGCATGGTCAGTAATATCTGATCCTGCAACAGATTCAATCGTAATACTGCGTAAATATGCAAGTAAAGCCTTGCCTTCTGTAGTTTTAAATTGATTTGAAAATAAGAAATTAATGTTTTCTTCTTCGTCTGGTAATCTCATATAACCATCTAGGCCAACGAGTTTTTCTGGTTTTGTTTTCATATGCCCTCCGTTTTACTAAAAATCTTACCAAAAGTCAAACACTTATTGTTGCTGTGGATCAGTATAGGATCTTAATTGTGCAGCAACTTCTGTCATTTCTTCTTGGCTTCTAATTAATTCTTCTGGTATGCCTAATTTTTTAGCAATATATTTAGCTACTTCATCTTGTTTAATCATTATATTTAATAATTCTGGCCCAACTCTACCTTGTATTAAAGCTAAAAATCTATCAACAGTCGCAACATCTTGTTGATATTGTTCTTGTGCTAATGGGCTTGATGATTTGATTTGTATTTCTTTTCCACTTACTTTTGGTAGTTGTATGCGACCTTGTTTCTTTAATATATAAATAACCCTTTGTATTACTGGGTTAACTAATTCTGCTTGTATTCTGCCAAAAGCTGCACCAATCTGTCTTGAAAGATCAGCCATTCTTTCAGCTACTTCTGTTGCACTCATTGGAGTTTTTTCATTTGGATTACCAAGCATATCATTATATAAGGCTCTTTTAATATTGGCTCTCATATCTGATAAAACTAAATCTGCTACATTGAAGTTTCCTGGTGCAGCGATTGGTGTAAGTCCAGATGAACCTGGTGCTTTTGGAATGATAGTTCCAGGTATCAAAGCGATGTTATCAGTATTTATTACCCCATCATCTTCTACTTGGAACATACCAGAGATTGACATTTGTGCATTCTCTAAAATTAATTCAATCACTAAATTACATGTTTTTATTGCTGGGAGGGCAAGTTGAAGTGGGCCACGACCATAAACTTCTCCTGCACATTTTGACCAACGGTAAACAATATATGGATTAGATCCTTGCCCTTTGTATGTTTCATCATATAACTTATGATTATATTCTTCTGATATTGCACAAAAAATATACTCTTCATCTTTAGTGTTGCTCCAGTTACGATATAAAACCTCAATAATATCGCATTCTTTATCTGGATTTTTCATCATTGCATCTTTCATTTCTGATGACATATCAACGCTAGGATAAGCTATCTCTAACTCTTTCATGCGTATTCTACGCTTTCTAAATACATGATCTATTTTATCATCATGCCCTGCTGCTAATGTTACTTGTGGTAATGGTATAGCTCGAAAACGAACTGGTTGCGTTGCATCGCCTTCTTCTACCATCATTACTCCTGTACCTAAAGCTATATCTAAAAAAGTTTCATGTACTTCTTGAGCAAAATTTGAGTTTTGTAATATTTCAAATATGTATTCTGTTACTTCATCTAATGATTGATTAACTTCTTTTACTTGATCTTTTGGTATTTCTGAACCTGCAACTAAATCTGCCCATCTTGCATAATTTGGCACAATTCCTGCTTGTAATCTTGATGCAAATTCTTGTACACCTACTACAGCTGTTTCGTCAAATATACGATCTGATCTTCTTCGGCCTATTGATTCATGATAAAAAGATTCTCTTTGTGGTAATGCATACTCATAGCATTCTTCAAAAGTAGGAAGCCATTGATCTTTAATAGATAATGCATGACGGTATCTAGCTAATAATTTTTTAACAGGATCTTCAATGTTCTGCACATTGACATCTTGGGCGTAATCGATTGCCAATTTATACTCCTAAACTGCCTTTACTCATTACAGGTGTATTACGAAAACCTGAACCACCAGCAGAACCTGTTAATAAAGTTCTTCTACCTCTCCCTCTTACTGAACCTACTCGTCTTTCATATTGTTGCTCTCTAAGATCAGCTTTTCGTTTAGCTTCTCTTCTTTCAGCTGCTTCATCTCTTCTGACTTGAACGGCTGGAGTTGCAGGTGATCCACCTCCAATAATACTACTACACATTATCTTCTCCTATATGGTCTAGGTTTAACATCAAAGACATTAAAATTTCTCTTTGCTACGATAGGTTTAACACGACTTGCTCCGAATGTCAAAGTCCTTCCTTCACCTGCTCCTAGCATTAAATACTGTAATGCATCATGCACATGTGAAAATCTATTCTTGTTTGGCTTTTCATCATAGCGTTCACCAGATACTTGTAATCTTTTATAATGATAACCACCTGTAAATCCTTTGATTAGATTCATACATTTCT